ATATCCAAACACCATCTATTTCTCCATCTAATTGTAATACAGTTACTTGCTTTCTTACATACCATTGCGGATGCCCTTCCAGCATATCTAAATTTTTTAACACTCTCCTGCTTACATTATATACTTCTCCTACAATATTAGTAAGTTGTAGTTGTTCTGTAACATAAGGAATACCACTACTATACATAGCATATCTATTTTTAGTAGTGGCATACCCTAAGTACTCGGAACTTTGTAATAAGTAATTATTTGAGTATCCGCGTTTAAGCGTTCCATACACAAATACTTTTTCCATTATACTACAATTATCTGTTCTCCATTAGTATAATGTTCTAAAGTTTTATCTGAATCTAACCATTCTTTATATAAGCCCATGGTAGCTTTAATTATTGTGTTACCATATTTAATTGCATCAGGGCTCATTTGATATATAGCAATATTATAAGGAGCTTTAAGTTGACACATTATAAAGAAAAACTTTTTCTTTTGCGTACCATTACAATAAAATGCAGCTTGATTTGCTATATAATATTTTTCAGCAAACTCTCTAAAAGATTTTATATCTACTCCTTTACTTGTAGTTTTTATATCAACTATATAATCTTTTCCTTCTACATCTATTTTACCTTTACATTTAACACCAGTATCAACATCTTCCCAGAACTTAATTGATTCTGTTTCCACACCACCAAATACCATGTGCGATGCATATGTGTGTTTTTTAATTCTATCTACTAATGTATTAAAAGCTTCCATGTATGTATCTGGTATTGCTTTTTTACCTTCTATAGCCTCTTCAAACTCAGCATATTGTTGTTTACCTGCCTTAGTTCTCCTATCAAACTTGGGTGCAAATACATATCTTTTATCAAATTCTTCTGGTTCTAAAAGGTAACAATGAAATGCACTTCCAACTAATAATGATTCAGTTTCTTTTCTTTCAGATTCTAAATAATTATTTAAATCAAATGTGCTACCATACATCAATGATTTTAACATACTATTAGTTAAATACATTTGGTCAGCAAAATACGTTTCATCATCAACTATATAATCATCAGTTAAAGATTTAATTTCTCTTAATTCTATCTCATCAGTATTCACAATTTTCTTTTCTTGAGATTTTTTAGTTTCTTCTTTTTTAATGTTTTTTACTTTACCCATTATATGTATATTTAGCTACTGTTGTTGTTTTACGACTTCCGTCTTTGTTTGTCCATCTTGTTGCTACTCTTGCGTCTTCTGTTTCTATATTATGCCCTTCATCTTTTAGTACATATATAGTTGCAGATAACCTTGTGTTACCTAAATCTCTGATAGCTTCTAATGATGTTATGCTACCATACTTTTTTAGATAATCAAGTAGTCTTGTTTTGTGTGTTTCCCTTGCCATTACTTAATGCGTTTATTTCTTCGGTTAATAATGCTCTATTTAATTCATCCATAGTATGCACATGTTCATGCGCAGCTCTATTTCTATTGTACTGTTCTAAAAGAAATTCTATATGCTGCTTACTTCTCATTCGTTCAGGCTCATTCCAGCCCCACATAATTGATTTTTCGTCTTCCATATTTAAAACTCTAATTAATACTCCTGGGTTATTTTTATCTACGTGGTATCCACTAAAATGTGGTACAATTATATCACAATTATCATCTTCTATCCAACCGTATTTAACCATAAGGTCTTGTACTGTTTGTGCTGGATTTATATAATCAAACTTACGACGGCTACTTCTTATAAAATAAAAGTCAACATGTATTATATCAGTTGTAGTATGTAATAACACCTGATTATTAAAAGATTCTTCCCAGTGTCTATAAAACTCTTTGGTGTCTCTTATATAATTTCTTGTTGCTTTACTGTGTATAAGCATTTTACCTGTCCATTGTTTACTGTTTTTACTTGAAGGTACATTGCCAGGTATAAATATTGTGTTGTCGTTATTTATTTTCATGAGGGTCTGGTATATATATAGAAAATGTTTGTGCTGCCCATTGTTTTATTTGTTCAATAAAAACTAACATTTGTTTGTTAGATAATTTAGTAGTACTATGTGTAGTATCATACCATTCATCATTTACAAGTATTTTCTTTTTAAGAAACGTTTGTTTAAGTAATTCATGTGTTTCTTCTTTTGTATAACCTGTGTATTCAGATATTAATTTAACTACTACTCCCCAGTAATATTGGTTAAGTTGTCCACTTCTTTTAGGCTTATACTCTGATATAGTTACTTCTACTGTTTTGCCTTCGTGTCTTAATACGTCTTGATTAAGCCTTTCTTTATCAGCAAAATGTAACTTATTATCGAGTGCTTTTGCTATATGTTTTAGTTTCATAATATAAGTAGTGACCTAATCAAGTTATAGTAAAATAATTGCGAAAAAGGTATGAAAGAAACCATCATAGGTCACTACATATTATATATTAAAACGGTAAATCATCCGTTGGTTGGGTAAAGTTGCTACCTTTAAAAGCATCAAGAGCTGCATTGTAAGAAGCCATATCAGCAGGTGATAACTTTTTATTGTATTTATCCATCCAAGTAATAGGTTTACCTTGTGAGTTAGCAAAACGATACTCTACTACACTCTTTATAAGAGGTTCTCCAGTATCTTTATCATTAGTCCAGTATTCTCTTTCTCCCAAACAAACATTAATTGTATTACCAATTGTTTCTTTGCAAGCCATAGGTATAGAACTAAAGTTTTTAGCACCAGCTGCTTGTAAAAACCCTTTAAAGATTTCTTTACGAACTCTTATAGCATTTTCACTTGTGTTGCTATCAGCACCGCTCATTTTAAGATAAGCTATGCCATTTGAATTAGATACTTTAAACTCTGTGTACGGTGTACCAGTGTATCCATCGCGTTGAGCAGATGTTTTAATCTCTACTACTTTTACTTCATGCACGCCTGCAGGTAGATAGTTAACAGTTTCTTTAACTTCTACGTCATTTAAGTTGTCAAACATAATTTACTTTTTACTTATAATATTCATCACATTTTTCAATAACTTTCTGTAAGTCATTGTCTACATATAACTCTTCAAACATACCCATTGGGCTTTTTGCTGAGTCATTACCTTGAGATTGAGTTCTAAATCTGTATTTCATACCCTCATCGCTATTATGATTATCAGTATATAAACATACAACAAACTCTTTTTCAACACGTTTCTTCCATCTGTTACCATCTACAGCTACATATCTTTCTTGTATACCAGAATCTCCTTCGTATGCACCATCAATAGCTAAGAACACTACATTTTTATCTGTGTTTTTAGACATGTTTAGTATACGGTCAATTTCTTTATTGTAAAACGACCACACATCAAAACCTTTAAATCTTATATCAGCTTCACGATATATCATTTCAATAAGACTTGTAAAAGATTCTACAACAATAGTTTCAATTTCTGTTGACTCCATTGCTTTCTTAAACGCTGCATTAAATGTGTTTAAGTCTGGTACAGGTACATTTAAGAAGTTGTTAGCTCCTTTAAACGGAAGTTGTTTTCTTTCTGTATTAAGTACTGCTGTTGATTTTGGGTTAAGATTTCTTAATGAAGTGGACTTACCCGAGCCACTTTTACCTACAATAATAATGTTTGGTTTCACTTGCTTTTTGATTTTAATTGTTTATAATCGTCAATGTCATAGGTTTCAGTCTTTTTATTAGATGTGCTAACAAACTTTATAAAACCTCGTAACATGACTTTGTCTCCCTTGCTGATTCTTTCTTTTAATTCGCTAAATGTTTTATTAACAACATTACGTATCAATTGCTTTTCGTATGGTAAGTGCTTATTTACCTTATTTACTATATCTTCAGAGCTTTTCATTCCTATGCAAATATAAGTAATTAATAATTATTAACAAAGTTATTTGTTTCTAACTCTTCAAATTTAGTAAGATAATTTATCCATCGTAACCATTTACTACCAATACCAATATTTCTACCTTTAGCAAATATAATTTCAGCTTTGTTTTTTGTGCTGTTGCCTTGTGCGTCTCCTTCAAAACCATAATACTCTGGTCTATATACAAAGACTACTGCATCTGCTGCTTGCTCTATTTCACCTGATTCGCGTAAGTTAGATAACATAGGTCTGCAACCTTCGTTTCTTTCTACACCACGTGACAGTTGTGATAAAGCAATAATAGTAATATTAAGTTCTTTAGCAATGTTCTTTAAGGACCTTGCAATGATAGATACCTCCTGCTCTCTGCTCCTGCCTTTAACAATGTTGCTTACAAGCTGAAGATAATCTATCATTACAAGTTTAGCGTCCTTAGTAATTACATATTGACGAATCTTATTCAACAGGTATCTTAGACTTGTACTGCTGCATTCGTCAATATATAAAGGAAGTTTTTCTAAAGAACCAGTGGCGCTATGAATTTTACGCCACTCTTCATCATTAATTGTACCTTTAATTAGATACCTGTTGTCAATTTCAGTTTCGCTGCTTAATAATCTTGATACAAGTTGACTAGTAGACATCTCGTAAGAAAATATAACAGAGCTATGACCGTATTTAGCTGCGTTTGCAGAAAGAGCCAAGGCAAATGAAGTTTTACCCATAGATGATGCACCGCCTACAATAATAAGGTCTTGAGGTTGCCAACCGCCTGTAAATTTATCTATAGACGAAAAGCCTGAAGGAATACCGCTCATACCTGATGATAGTGAATTCTTCTCAATAACTTTGATTGTATTACGCAAATGCTCACTAAGAGCAACGATAGAGCCTTGTTCAGCTTTGTTGATATTAACAAGGGACTTTTCAATAGTTGTTATGTGTTCATCGACATCCCGCTCATCAATATTGACAAGGACGTCTTCACATAACGATTTAACAACTTTTCTTTTAACACCGTTGTTA